GTGGATTTATATAGCGTTCATATAACCAACGCTTGCACATATTTGTACATAATAATTCATAAACATAATATTCTATAGTTTTATATACATAATCTTCCAATGCAATATAATTAGAATAAACTGAATCAAAAAGTCCTGCTTCAGAATCAAATACAATGTTTTCATCTAAACAAGTTGGTAAACCATCACTATTCAGTTCAATTGTATCAGCACGTGAACTAAGTTCAACTAAGTTTTTCTGTTGAACAAAATGTTCATCGCTTTCATGTTTTAAATATCTTAATAAAGTTTTCAAATCAACTTGTTTCATTTCTTTTCCTTCAAATTTAACTATTTCATAAGAAACTCTAGGTTTCTTATTGGTACCACGTGGATTATTTCCATGTGCTTCCATAGCGTTTTCAATTGTGAACATAGCATAATCAGGATAAAGTTGTTGATTAAAGTCTTTAAAAACTTTCTTTGTGTCTAACATTTGAGTACCAACCTTACAATATTCTGGTCGTACTTCTTGTGTTATAATGGAATTAAATCTACGTGCAATAGACACGGGCTCACAAGAATAATAAGCCGCATGTAAATGCTTAACATTAGTAGTCGCTAAAACTACTCTTGGTTCCATCATAATATTTCCTTTATGTTCAGCAATGGGACTAACAGCCGAAGTTGGCATGTTATTCATAAACTGAATTATTTGTTTTGTTGCATTAGTGCTATCTGTTTCTGGATTAGCATTACATAAATCATCAAGAATAATACCTTGATGTGTAGTACGCAACTCTGATTGAAATTCATCAGATGCATTCATTGAAATAATTACATCCTTTGAATCATTAAATCCATTAATTTTTAACACATAACGAACAATGGCATTAGCCATACAAGATTTTCCAACTGATGAACCTCCATATAGTAAAATACCATAAGGAGCCATCCTCATATTAGCTTTTTGCGCACATGTTCGTTGTGCTTTTATTTCTTTAAGTTTAACCAATTTAGGAACATAATAAGTGTCCTTTGGTATAATCTTAATCTTACTTTCAGCAACTTCAATAGCTTGTTGCAAACGCAAATCGTACTCTTTCGAATCAATATTGCCAGTTTCTACGCTTAATTTGTTTCCAACTACATAAGTGTAATCTTCTTCAAATGCACCATTAATTGCGTCGCCATAAAATGCTTCCCAACCTTTAGTCGGAAAAGCACAACATGCTGTAAAAACTGATTTGCTAAATTCAAAACAAGCATCAAGTAAATCGAATACAGTTACTGAATGTCTTAATTTGGACGGTGTAAATACGTTACAACCTTTAATGGTAATATTAAAAGTTTCTACATATTCTAATGTAATAATAATGTCAAAAATAATATATAATTGTTTCATTAAAGCACATTTACGTATATAGCCAAATGAAACATAAAATGTTTCAAAATTCTTAAATATATCTAAT